CCTCGGGGCGTCTAGATTTGTCAGCGATGACATTTCTCCTAATTTGTATGGAGGTGTATAGTTAATCATGCTAGGTACACGATACCGTGAACAGTCGTTGGAAGAGATCGATGGCAATGGAGACATTGTCAAGGAACCGATTCCGACGCCTTTGGGCATATTTAGTGAGTATCTTAACGGTAATAAGTTGTATTCTATACAACTTAATAATACCGGTATTACGCCCACTCCCAGATATAAGAGAACGTGGGACCAGGTTCATCCTGGCCCTCCCTATCTAACTGGTGGCCCGTTTCAAAGTATACGTGTCATGTACCCCTTAGCAGAGCCTCAGGCTATTGGAACTTATACTCGTACTATTGGTAATACCAAGTACGAGTATGTCGGAGGCTTTTATTTGCCTCTGGTGAACAATGATCCTGTCCCACTTGCCACTCTTGGCAATCTGGGTTGGAACAATGGTCAAAACAGTTCCCTTTTACCTGACCCTGTAGCTGATTACGGTTCTCAGGTCTACGATAGACTTAGACCTCAAATGAGTGATGGTGGCCTTGGGGTCGCGCTCGCAGAATTGCGAGACGCGCCTCGGATGCTAAGTACTAGCGCTCGAGGTTTCCACGAAGCGTGGCAAACTCTCGGCGGGCACCCAACATCGGCCATCATGCAACCTAAAAAGATTGCAGATCACTTCCTCAACCATCAATTTGGTTGGCTTCCCTTTTTGTCTGATATCGGCAAGTTTGCCGATAATTTCAAACATGGTAGAGTTAAAATCGACGCTTTGTCGAGAAATAACGCTACTTGGATAAGGAGAAGGAGAACCCTCTACGAAAATACCACCGATTGGAATAACGATTATTATCAATGGGGCATCAATGGGTGTCAACCCACCGGTTCCTACATTAATACGGTATTCCCTTCAACTCAGACCTCTGTCAACTCGCGTCTAGTAGACCGAGTGTGGGCAGTAGGCAAGTTCAAGTATTATCGGCCGGAGCTTGATAAATCACTCACGTCATATGACGATTTGTGGCCCTCTATTCAGCGGCAAATGCTGCTTCATGGAGCGCGTATCAATCCTTCGGTACTGTGGAGAGCTACACCATGGACATGGCTAATAGATTGGGGGCTCGGTGTTGGCAAATTAATTGACAACATTGAGTCCGTCGCTCTAGATGGCGTTGTGTCCAAATACATGTATCTCATGCAGAATACTCGGCGTGAAATACAGTCCTATCATAACCTTTTTGGTCATGACGGACCGCCCCTCTGGTTTTCTTGGTCTCGTGGTTACGAGATTAAGCAAAGGCAGGAGGCGGGTAATCCATACGGATTCGGTCTCTCCTGGGGAGGTTTAAGCCCCATGAGAATTGCGATCTTGGCTGCGCTCGGCATTAGCCGCACGTAACCGCGATCAGATCACTATTGTCCTAAGACCATGCATGTTCCTTGGAATGGAACCTGCACGACAGTAGCTAACTTCCATATCTTGACGGAGGTCAACCACTATGTTTAGCGATCCACAAACCTTTACCATTAATTCTGTCGCCAAGGTCCTCGCCCGCATTCAGACCAGCGCAATGAGCGCTGTTTATCAGAATGCTGACGAGACGTTTAAATCAACGATTTCACACCAGAAGTCGGGTACTCGTACCCGTACCATGGTGCGTCTTGACCAGCGAGCTGTTGTGACGAATCCGTTGGATAGTACCAACGATTACGACACACTCAGCTGTTATTGCGTGATCGATCGGCCAGAATATGGCTTCACGAACGCGCAAATACAACAGCTTGTAGCCGGCTTTCAAGCTTGGCTAGACGGAACGGCCGTTCTTAAGCTCATTGGAAAGGAGTCTTAGCCTAAACTTTCTACTTTATAGTAGGCGGTGAAAACTATGAAACCAAATTCTAATGAACGAATTACGTCTGATGATTGGTTTTCTTCATCAGACAGTAATGGATCGGCTCAATTGGTACTGAACCTCGTCTCCCTCCTAACACCTTTCGTGTTAGGGTTTGTGTTCAAGCGGCTCGAGTCTTGGGCTAATAAGTCCAAGGAGGCTGAAAAGCCTTTACGACCTGCTGAACCATTTAGGGTGAACGAGGTAAGTCCATATCCGGGTATTGAGGTTTGCTCGGAGAGATCCGAGTAGCTAATCACTGGTGGCTTGAAGTTTACCCCCGATAGGAGGAAACTTGAAAAGCAACGTAAGTGACTACCTAGAGATAGCATATTGCATCTATAAAGATGCATGTGCTAAATGTATCGCTGATGTCTCTGATTTACGAGATCTCCAAACTATGAGATCTCGTGTCGAAAATGAAGGATTATCGTTTTTAACGATAACCCTGCCCAAATTTTGCGAGGACTTCGAAAGAAGCCTTGCGAATGGGTTTATAGACTCAACACTTTTTCGAAGTTTTCGAAAAAATGGAGTAATCCCTGCTTTTTTGCGGGGTATACTCAGTCTTGTTTTCGACAGTGAGACTGGAAGGATTAACGATTATGAAAATCCAATTGTGGCCAGATTTAATTCTGATCTTGTTAATTGCGTTAGGCAGATTTGCCTTGCGTTTAAAAAGGTCGAATTTGAGTGCAGCCCTCGTCGGGTTGCATTATCTCTGGCGGAGTTCATACGTATTGAGCAGTCCTTTGATACGTTTTCTATCCCGATGGAGGACCTCGATCATTTTGATCGTGTCTCTTCTGTGTTGTGGGACAATCTTATACACTCAGTTAGGGTGGATAACCTTGTTCCCAGACACGGTCCGGGTGCGACTGCCGATCGTATTTCTGGAAATCAGAAATATAGTTGGCGTCGTTGGCACGAAAGACTCGAACCTTACTTACCTCTTGTGGACAATGCTTATTCAATGAGCAGTGTTCCATCTGAGGAGGTCGATTTAGTTACTTTCGTTAAGCCAGATCAGGAACAACCCGTTAGGGTCATTCCTGTTCCGAAAACTATGAAAGGTCCACGCATCATCGCTATTGAGCCTGTGTGTATGCAATATGCACAACAAGCTGTTCGGTCTGAGCTATATGCTCAGATTGAACGTTCTTGGTTAACGTCTGGTCATCTGAATTTCAGAGATCAGCGTATTAACCAAGATTTGGCGTTGATGTCGTCGAGTGACGGTCGATTAGCAACGATTGACCTCTCTGAGGCAAGTGATCGCGTTCCGCGAGATCTTGCTTTGAGAATGTTTCGTGCAAACTCGGACCTATCTGAGTTCATCGAAGCTTGCCGTTCGACAAGTGCTGAGATGCCTGGAGGTGAAGTAATTTCGCCCCTACGCAAATTTGCATCGATGGGAAGTGCTCTATGTTTTCCTGTAGAGTCGATGTATTTCTACACTTTATGTGTAGCGGCTTTACTGAGAGAAAACAACCTTCCAGTAAGTTTCGCTAACGTATTTCTCGTTAGTCGAGACGTTTACGTGTATGGTGACGATATTATCGTTCCATCTGCGCATGCGATAGCTGTTCTTGCTTACCTACAAAAATACAATTGTAAGGTGAATGTCCGTAAGACTTTCGTCACCGGATGGTTTCGAGAATCATGCGGAGTTGATGCATATGCCGGTGAATTGGTCACTCCGACCTATCTCCGACAGCCTCAACCTAAGAACAGGCAACAGGTTAACCAGCTTCTTTCTTGGGTGTCCACAGCGAACCTCTTCTACATGAAGGGTTTCTGGAGGACATCATCACACATGTTCAAAGTGTGTGAACGGATACTAGGGCCTTTGCCCTATGTATCTTCTGAAATGGCTGGCCTGGGGCGTATCTCATACTTGGGTTACCGTACCGCCGAAAGGTGGAACGCTAATCTCCAACGTTTAGAAGTAAAATGTTGGGTTCCAAGTGCTGTTTATCGTACTGATAAACTGAACGGATACGCTGCTCTTCAAAAGAGTCTGTTGGGCCTTTTAGGCTGGAAATTTTCCAGTCCAATTGTCTCTTCAGATCCTCTCCATTTAGAGCGATCTGCACTGTACGGCGCAGTTGCAATTAAACGCCGTTGGGTTCCCTTGCAATAAGGGAATATTCAGGGTTTACGACCCTGGGGTGGAGTTCCGGTTGCCTTTAAGGAGCTAAGCCTGACCGTCGTGTCTCTTTGCACCCTTTTAGGATGCACAGAGGACGGTGGTACAGGCGTGGGGCGATATCGCCTCCATCTTGGAAACAAGAG